TGCCCCACGGAGGTAAGCAAGGTACGCAGGGTCGGCAGATGCGCTCTGCATTGGCTTCACGGCAGCGGCAGCGGGTGGAGGAGACGCCGGGGGGAGACCAGGCCCGCTGGCAGTCATCATCTGCACCCGCTGCTCGCCGCCAGGTCGCTGAGAGGGAGAGAACGTGTTGGTAGGCACCAAGACAGTCTAGCAGAAACCCCTAGGGGGCGTTACGCAGCGAGATGGACTGAAAGACCGTCAGCCCAGGCCCGGAGACACAGGACCGAGGCGTACGCCCCACAACTTGAGGCTAGATGTGAACCACGGCCTCCACGACACTGGATAGGTCAGCGTGTTCCCGTTTGACAGTGTTGTGGTGATGTCCAGTTCGGTGTCGGCGTTGTAGAGGACTGTGACCCCCCACCTAGCTTGGATCGTGTTGGTAGAATCTGATGCACGCGGCATGAGCAAAATTGGGTTCCCAATGGAGACGAGGCCGACATCCCCGGCCACGTCCATGTATGCGTAGGCGACCTTAGGAGGGTCGTCGTCTGTGGCCCCATCGATGTAGGCCACCACGCTCAGCACCCACAACCCCTCGCTGGGGAGTGTGGTCACCATGTCAAACGAACTCGATGTGCCCGTGAGACTCCCCGTCTGCGTGTCCTTCACCGTGGTGAGGACCTGCTCGCCTAGTTGATCCTCCAAGGCATGGTTGTTCTCGTTGAGCAACTGCATAGCGAGACCGCCGTCTTCCGGGTTGCCCGGATCGGCAGCGGCCTTGATGGCGTCAACGATGTTCTCAAGCGGGTGTGGGAAGCGGAACTCCATCAGACGACCGGCGAATCGCGCTGCCCGAACCCAACAACAACTCGGTCGATTGCCCCCCCGCGGAGGTGGAGAAGGGAAACCCGGTACCCGCCACCGAACGGACCCGCCGTACCACGCAGGACCTTGCGCTGGTGGAGGCCGTCAGAGGTGGCGAACGAGCCGTCCTCGTTGAACAGCACTGCCGGGTTCGGTGCCGATTGGGAGTAGCCCTGCTCAAGTTGGCCGTACAGGGTCCCCGTCTGCACCGAGATGTTTTTGGCGACGGAGCTTCCCGTGTCGTACTTGATGAAGTCCACCGTGACCGACCGCACTCGGAGTTCCTTGCCCTCCGGCGCTAGGTACGTCGGAATGGAGAAGTAGGCGTTGAGTGGCGTGTCCGAGTCGTCGCCAGGCTGCGCGAACTGGTCGTTGGTGAAGCCAGGACGCTCGATGTTCATGGACAGCATGTAGAACTTGGGATCGACCGATGCCGTGCCGGGGTACGCCAGCACCACGTTGTCGTCAAAGTACCGGGTGATCCACGGACCAACATCGCCACCCATCGTGTGAAACGACCACGCCTCGTTCTTGCGCCACAGCAGATCGGAGTCGCTTGACAGGAATAGCACGTCGCGGTTTCCGTACGACTGGACGCCGTACGCGCTCAGTGAGGCAGACTTCCATTCCTCAAGGTGCATCAACTGCCGCTCGTCGCCGTAGGACCCGTTGTAGGTCACCGGAGCAGACCGGCTAGCTGGGATGTAGAGGATCTCGTTGTTGGTCACGACGGACGCCTTATCCCGCGGGGCAAGGGTCTCAGAGGTCCTGCGGAGGGTCCCGTCTGCCGGGGACGACCCGGTGAACGTGTACGCCCCCCACCGTGTGAACAGGATGAGTGCATCACGGAAGGTGAGCATCTCGATCACGGTGTATGCAGTACCAACGTCGAAGAACGACCCGGAAGGCCACGTGTCGAAGTTCGCAGCGTCCGAGTAGAACACCCGCACGCCTCCGTTCGCCACGAACATGCGGTCACGGAACAGTTCGATGTCCGTGCCCTGGCCCTCAGGGTCCGAGTCCGTGATCCGAGTGAGGGTCTGCGTGCGGCAGTTGAGCCGGTAGGCTGCATCGTCATTGACGGTGAAGTACAACTCGTCCCCGATGAGACGGCACGACTCCTTGGAAAGCACCCGCGAGGCGTCCGTATCGGCAGGAGGATGTGTGGGGGTCGTGGGCGCTGCAACAAGAGCAGGGGTCTTCGCAGCCGGCTTGAACGTGTATGGGCGATCCCCAAGAATGAAGAAGATCGGCGTGTTTCCGTTCTGCGCCACCGGGCTGAACCCGAGCCCGAGCATCGGGCCGTTCTTGGACGGTGCGTTGCTGAACGTGATCTCCCGCATACCTGGCCTCGGTCCGATCATGCCGTCCTTGTAGACGACCACGTTGTTGCCCGTCCACGACCCGTTCGGAGCCTGAGAGGGGTTCATGGTCCCGAACTCGCCCTTGTCCCATTTGTCGTAGACGACCGTGGTGAGAGCGCCCATCACCAACCGTCCGAGCGAGTCTGCGGTGCCATCGGACCGAGGGAGCGGCGAGTGTTGTCCGACACACGCTGAAGTTCATCTCGGATCTCTCCGAGGATCATCTTGTGCGCGTCGTAGTCCTTGAACATCATGGCGATGCTCTTGGCAATGAACAGCGAAGCCAGCGGGATGAAGAGGTCAGGGATGGCGAGCGACTGGCTATCCAAGGCTGCGATGCTAGCGGCATCTGTGAACGGGAGGTAGGCGTAGTACCCGGTCCGGTACGTCCCCGTCTCCGAGGGGGTCGGGGATAGGTACATGGCAGCGTTGAGGATCGAGAAGAAGCGGGGCCGTCCGGACCCTTCTGCGTACCGGATCGCATCTCGCCGCTGGCGTAGTTGCAGTTCCTCGTTGTTGTCGTCGCAGAGCCACAGCGTCCGCATGTGCCTGGTGGGCAGCGAGTACGAGGTGGTGCCGGAAACGACGGACACGGTGCCTTCGGAGTAGAGCCAGTCCCAGTCGTGGGCGGCGCAGAGTTCCATCAGACCCGTGGAGATGGCGGTGTTGGCTCCGACGATGTTGGTGTCATCCAGACGACCGTCAGCAAAGTTCAACCCGATGCGTGCTCGTGCCTTTGCGTAGAGGGCACCTGCGGTGACTGTCATACCACTCCTAGATCTTTGGAAGCGCCCCAGTAGACTTTCTCTAGGGCGTTACGCATTTCGTCGTCTCGGGCGGTCCACTGCTCCTGCGGGCGGTACTCATTGGTGGCAGCAGTCGGGTCGAACCCGCGCCGCCCGTCGTGCTCCATGAGCCGCATGATGAGGCGCTCATCCAGTGGCAGGCCAGGGCGGGACTTGCAGATGTCCCGGTACTCGCCATCGGCCTCAAGGCGGGACAGCACCCACCGATCGTTCTCGTCCATGAACAGCGCCAGGCGAGGGTCGCCTTCCCACCCCAACGTCGGATCGCCGTGTTGCAGCTTGTCGATCAGGGTGGTGAGGCCGGAGTCCATCCACAGCGAACGCCCGTTCACAACTTGTGGATGAATGAACCCGGTCCCAAGGTCCATTTCACGCATCTCAGACATGCTGACAGTCTACCATGCCGCAACGCAAAGGGCGGGGCCGAAGCCCCGCCCTGTACGTGCTATCCGGTTGCTCAGTCGCCGCTGAGGTCCGTGATCTTGCCGTGGGTGTTCCGCTGATCCGTGGCCTGCTCTGCGTACTTGTAGAGCGTGGCCTCGTAGGCGTCGGTGTTCGGAACCCGGCAGAGGACAGCACCGTCCTCATCCATGAAGTTCCAGTCAGCTTCGATGTAGTCCGTGAGGTGCTCGGTGTTGAGCAGGAAAGCCTGCCCAGCAACGGCGTCACGGTCCCAGGTGAGGCCGATCGACTCACGACCAGCCGAAACCTCGATGGCCTTGAAGCCACCCTTGAGGTCGATGGTGTTCGTGAACCGCTTCTGCGACTTCAGCGTGTTGGCGTACGAGCGGCGGATGCCGTCCGTGGTGATGATGATGTTCGGGTCCATGCCCGAGGCGATGTTGATGTTGTCGATCGCCTCTTCCATGAGCGAGTCCGTCAACTGGCGGGCCGTTCCCGAGTTGCTGTCCTCGTACGAAGCCCACACCGGGTAGGTGGTGGGGTTCACGTTGAACAGGGTGCCGGTGGAGTCCACGATGGTCTGGAGACCCGTGAGTTCCTTCTGACCGGCGCCGCCGATGGCACCGCCCGAACCGGAGATGAACAGGAACGCAGCACCCGAGGTCGTGGAGACCGCAGCGCCGTCGATGGTGACGGTGCCGTTGGCCGTGTCCACGGCGGTAATGGTGCGGGCGCTGGCGACGGAGGTGGGCGAGGCCACGGTTCCGATGTCAACGACCGTGCCGACCGCAAGCTGGCGAAGCTGCGCAGCCGAGGGGGTGAGCAGGACGACGGTGGTGCTGGACGAGGTGGTTCCGGCAGTCGCAACCACGCCGTTGCTGGTTCCCCAACGCTGGCGGTTGTAGTTGCGGGCCGCGTCCGTCTTGACGCCCTTGACCTCGGAGTCAACGGCTCGTGCGAACGAACCCTTGTCCGACTTCATCGCCTTGATCACGGGACCCGAGATCTGGATGCGACCGTAGTGGTAGTAGACCGGCACGCGCTCTTCGGCGTAGCCCTGGTTGCCTGCGGTGGGCAGGGTGCCGTTCTCCGCTCGGGAGCCGACACCGGAGTTCCGGCTGACGTGGAGCGAGAGGACGGCGCGCCGACCTTCGACATCCTGGGTGTTCTTGGACACGATGGCGTCGAGAACGTTGGCGTTGTTCAACTGCTCGCGCAGGGGAGGAAGATAATCTTCCTTCAAGGCGCTGTCTGCGGTACTAAGGGAGAGAGCCATGATCGGGGTTCCTTTGGTGAAAGTACGGGTGGTTTGGTTGTTGGCACCGTAGTTTCGGGACCTGCCCTCTACTTACAGAACGAACCGCCAGGGTTCGCGCCATCTCGGTACATACTACCACACGCCACGGCCCCCTGCACGCAAGAACGCCCGCCCCTTGCGGGACGGGCGCTCTCACCTCCCTGTAGCGGGCAGATGCTCCTAGTGTATCAGGAACCAGCCTGACCGCCGAGGCGTGCCCGCAGACGGGCGCTTGCTTCCTCGAAGGTGTGTGCTGGCTCCCCGTCGCCACCGGCGGTGATGCCAGCAGTCGTCGGCGTGGTGAACGACTCGCCAGCAGCACGCTTCTTCTCAAGGAACTCGTCAATGGCAGCCTGCTTACGGGCCTCCACCTTCTCGTGGGCAGCCTTGAGGTCGCCGCCCGTCTGGTTGCTGGCGAACCAGAACAACTCGCTCATGTCGGGCGTGTCATCCTTGTACCCGAGTTCCCGAGCCTCGTTCTGCACGGCACGGATCGCATCTTCCTGTCCCCGTGCGGCTTCCTTCTCGGCCCACAGACGCTCGGCGTCCTCGCGAGTGAGGGCCGGGGGCGGGCCGGTGAGCGCCGAGTCGAAGTCCTCACCGAGCAACTGCCGAGAGACCTCGATCATCCTGCGGGCAGCAGCCTCAGGCGAGTTCACAAGGTCCTTGGCGAGACCAAGGAACACCTCGCGGCTCTCGTCATCGAACCCGTCGAACGCCTCGTCGTAGGTCTTGGCGCGGGTGCGATACCCGGCGCTCTCCTGGCGAAGCTTCTCCACGTAGGCGCGGTCGAACGTATCCTGCTGTGCGGGATCATCCGGCGTAGAAGCGCCCGGATCGGGGGTGCTAGCGCCCGTGTCAGCAGACAGTGAAGCGTCCACCACGTCATCGGCGGTGCCTGCCCCCGTATCGGGTGCGGACGAGGTGTCTGGTGCGATGTCAGTCATCTGGACCGACCTCTCTTTCTGTTGGTGTGGTCTACGCGCCTATGCTAGCAGCTTGATCCGCTAGCATGGCGAGTTCCTCAGCGGCGGGGTCCGCCATCGGGTTGTCTGCTCCGGGTGCGGCGAGGCTGAGAGCCTCGGGCGGCAGTTGGCTAGGGTCCAGCGTCGGGCGGGAGTCAGGCATTGGGACCGCAGCGGCCATCGGGTCAATGGCGCTCGCCTGACGGCTCCGACCGGCGAGTTCAGCCGCCATCGTGGAGTGCGCCTGAATGTGGTCGTCAACGATGACCCGCTGCTCCTGCGTCATGCGCTCGTACCGCGCCGACTTGCGGAACACGTTGTGCTCGGTAATGTGGATCTGGTGGTCATCGAAGTCCGCAGGGATGCAGACACGGTTGACAGCCATCCACGAGTTCTCACGGCGGGCCTTCGCCACGTCGGGGCGTGCCCGGTCGAGGAACTCGCGCTGACCCGGCAGTTCCACCAGGGCCGAGAAGGTCTCGATGTCCTGCACGAGACCCATCTGGACCATCTTCTCGGCCATCGCCTGCATGGCAGCACGGGAGCGGGGGAGGATCGCATCCTCCGGCACCTGTGCCTGAGTCTGACCCTGAAGAAGCTTGCCGTTCCAACGAACGACCTCGGGGACCTCGCCAGCCTGGCGGATCATGCTAGTGCGGGTCTCAGTCACCTGTGAGGCGTAGAGTTCCAGCACCATCGTGGCGACCTCACCCCACGCACTCGCCTGAGAGGCGATCATACGGCCCACAGGCGTGCTGTCGTGCTCTGCGAGGATGGATAGGCCGTAGCCCGACTCGATGTTCGCAGGGGCCGACCCACGTGACACGTCGTGGACCCCGAGAAGGTCGTCCATGACCTCTTCCAGCTTGGAAGGCCAGTCGCTCCACCACTGAGGCATCTGCGCCGGGGTGAGCCAGACCGGCAGTTGGTCGCCGTCAGGGAACGGCACCATCTCGCCGGGCAGGTCCGACAGCGACTCCATCATGTCCATGCTGGACTGAGGGACAGCGAGGCGGGCGTTGCCAGCGTTCTTCATGTGCTCGGCCACGTTGGACTGAGCGAGGTTGTAGAGGACCTGAATCTGGCGGGCCTGTGTGACGACGGTCTCGCCCTGCCACACGTTGTCACGCTCGGTCTCGTACGTGATGGCGAAGTTCAGACGGTCCTTGAACGGGAACGGCCACGACTTCGGGCCGTCCACGAACTTTCCGTCCACGACGATAGCGACGGTGCCCTTCTCGTTGCCGCGGTTCGGGCGTTCGTAGTACGTCAGCACACGAGTGAGTTCGGGGCGTTGGTCGCCCGTGTTCTCCACGCCTGACATGAGCGAGGCTTGGAGCGGAGACAGACCGTTCGTAGCGTCTGAGGGCGGCACGGCGCTGAGTCCGTACGTGGACTTGACCTGTTCGGGCGGGAGCGCCTGAGCCTTGATCCACCAACGGGACCGCACGGGGTCGCGACTGCCAGGCTCAACGACGAACTCGGCAATGGACAGCGGAGTCTCCACGGTGTCGCCCGTGCAGGTCTCCCCGTCGATGACGGTACCGCCACGAGGGTCCCAGTCCACGGCAATCGCAGCCGTCCCGCCAAGCCATGTGGACCATGCGTTCTTGACCCGTAGGTTCTCCCACGAGTGCTTGAGGTGCGTGTCCGACAGGATGGCCTCAGAGGTGGATGCACCTGACATCGTAGCGTCGTCTGCCGAATCGGGCAGCACATCGAACACGAGGTGGCGCTGCGACAGCTTGGAGATGATCGTGCGGGACCCAGGCCAGATCCGGTTGACGGTGGCCTGCACCCGAGACGGGTCGCCCTCAAAGCGATCCATACGACTGGACGACTTGTTGTAGTAGACCCACTGGTACCCGCTCTTGAAGGCGGCGTTCAGCCAGTAGTCGCGGATCTCCTGCTGGATCGTCTTGGCACCCGAGTTGTACCGCTCAACGATGTCTTTGGCTTCCATCAGAGTCCTAGCGGTTTGCGGGGGCGATCATCAAGCTGTTCACGCTTGGCGGGGCGGGCGGGTAGGAGGGATGCGATTCGTTCAGCAGGGGTGTTGGCTGCGGCCATGCGTTGCAACCTCTCGCGCTCTTTGCGGTGCATGTAGGCTTGCACCATGAGAGCGCCAACGAGGGCGAGGCTAAGCAGCATTCGCCGCTGCTGGCTCAGGGCTGGCGGACAGCGCAGCGTACTGAGCCGTGAGCAGTTCAAGCGCCTTGCGAGCGGCATTGCGTTCGGCAAGGAGTGCCTGGTTCTCGGAGTTGAGGTGGGCGTTCTCTTCTCGGATCTCGTCAGCGATCTTCTCGGGGATCATCCCAGCCAAAGCGCCCGCCTCGGCGGCGCAGTTCAGGCAGAACTCGAAGATGCCCTCGAAGTCGATGTCGGTGTCCGTCGTGACGATGGGACGGTCAGGAGACTTGTTGGTCCGGCCCGTCTTGCCGGGACCGCTGCCGCAAAGCGAGCAGGCGTGGGAACGACCGTTCTGTGAGAATGCTGGGGCGAGTTGCATCTTGGTCCTTACGAGCGATCGTCGGCGTCAGCGGTAACCATTGAGTCAGTCTAGCATAGGCCGTCAGAAACAGCGGTACTTGCCACCACGCCACGGGGACCAACCGGCTACCGAGTAGAGGTAGGCGGCGTACTTGCCGTTCAGCACAGGGTCCAGCGCCTTGCGCTCGAACGGAGCACCGTAGCGAGCCTCAAACTGGCGCTTGTGGGCGGCTCGGTTGATCTGAAACAGGCCGTAATCGTTGGTAGCCGAGATAGCCGACGGGTTGCCGCCCGACTCCCGCTTGATGATGCACGAAGCGACCGCCCGTTGAGCCGGTGGAAACTGTGCGACCCCCACCTGAGCGGGGGAGCAGGCCGATCCGATGACGACGAGGACGGCGATGAGCATGATGGACACGATTTTGCGCATCCGACCAGCCTACCACGTTTCGTCACGATTCCGTAACTTACGGAAGCCTGCCAAGGGTCGGATGGAACCGCTTTCGCTTCTTCTTGGCCGCTCGCAACTGCTCAGGGTGGCTCAATGGGTCCGAGAGGTCCCTGCGGGGGAGAATCGTAGCCTCTCGGACGGCGTACCCCAGCGTGTCCACCATGTCGTCGTGCGTTCCGTTGGGGAAGATCATCATTTCGGCTTCGAGATCCCCCAACAGGGCATGATCCGCGGGCAGGAACAGTTCATCCGCCTGGTTCATCATGCCAATCGGGATCGCACGGGCGATCTTGTCCCTGTCGGCCTTCAGTTCCTTGACCGGGATACGGTTTCCGCGCTCTTTCCGCAGGGCTTGGAGCAGCGAGATGCCGTATGTCTGCGATTCCACCCCGAAGAACCGTATTCCGGCCCCTCCCGTGAGGTTTCGTGACCTCCGCCAGAACGCTATGGCCTTTGCCATGTGCTCAGTGGACTCGATACGCTCCCGCATCATGTCAACGAGCAGCAGTTGGTTCCACGGAGTCCATGCAAAGAGGCTGAACACCGTGTAATCTGCGGTGTTCTTGCTGCTCACAGCGAGGTCGGCGGTGATGAAGTAGATACACTCGTTCACATACGACTCTCGGGTGCGCCCCGTGCCGTCCTTCGTCTTGTAGAACTTGCGGCCAGAGAAGTTCGTCTCCGTGGTGTGGTAGCGGTACGGCTTTCCAAGCTGCCCGCCGCCTTCGATGTTCGGCTTGCCCTGGTACAGCGCCGAGAACCAGAGCATGCCGCCCGGCCCCTCAGCGCCGTCGCCGGTCAGTTGCTTCCTGAGCAGCATCGCCTTGGTCTGCAACGCCGGGCAGAGCGCCTGCCCAGGCTTGCGGCCAAGCATGTCACGGTCTCCCGTGTCGGGATCCACCGAGAACCCCCCGTCGTCAACCGAGTCGAAGGCCAGGGCGGGGAGGTTCAGCTTGTAGCACCGCTCTGTGCTGGCGACGTGGCCCGACAGGTCGTCCTCGTGCCAGCGGGTCTGGATGACGATGATGACTGTGTTGGTGCGGACACGGGACTTGATGACCGACTGCCACCAGTCCTTGTTCTGCTTGCGCTTCGCCTCCGATAGCGCGTCCTGCGAGTTCTTCACGGGGTCGTCAATCAGGATCAGGTCGGCCCGCTTACCTGTGATCGGGCCACCAGCACCCGCAGTCACCAGCCCGCCGTCGTGGCCGTCGATGTCCCAGGCGTCTGCGGCTCGAGAATCCTTACTGATCGACACGCCGAACTCGGGCGTGTCCTCGATCTTGTTCCGGTTGGAGCGACCGAATCCCTTGGCGAAGTCGGCCTCGTACCCGGTCACCGCAACTCGGTTGTGCGGGTAGCGGGTCAGGTACCACGCAGGAACCGTCTCGGTGACGATCAGGGACTTGCCGTGCTGTGGTGGGGCCGAGATGAGCAGGATGTTGTGCGCTTCCTCACCCGTCTCCGGGTGCCGCCATGCACCTTCGTCCTCGTCGTCAGCCTCGGGGTCGGGAACCCACACAGCCTCGGGACCAATGCCGTCGTCGTACAGCCTTCGGTCCACGACAGCCATACAGTACACCGAGAGCAGTTCAGTATGCTTGTGCCGCTTCACGCGCCCATCTGAGCAGTACAGGGCGTAGTCCAGCGGGGACAGCAGCGCCGTCTCACGCAGGAGGTCGTTCTCGTACTGACGACGCTCTTCCGGCGTGGCGTAAGCGAGAAGGTCAAGGTCCAGAGGGGCGACAGTCACGGCTCTAGTCTACCGCACAACGAAAAGACCCGTCCCTCCTTGCGGAGAGACGGGCCTGTCGGGACTGGCTCTGGCGCCCGTAGGCTTGCGAGCGTACGCCCCTATCAGTTGCCGACCACGAGGATGTGATGCGTCACACCCGTGACGGCGGTGGAGTCCGTCGTTTCGAGGTCGTCGTCCTTGTTGGTGAGCGCCAGCACCCAACCTGCAGTGGTAGACGTGCTCGGCCCGAGGCCCACAAGCTGCTCTTCGATGGTGTCAGCGGTGAAGGTGGGGAACACCTGCACGTAATCGAAGGACTGCATCCCCACAGCAGCAGGGGTCAGAAGGACCCCGCCGTCTGCGACAGCAGCGGAGGTGTAGGTTCCAGCTACGGTGGCCTTGACGACCTTCTGCCGACGATCCCCGACGATGCCGGAGTACAGGGTGGAGTTGATGGTGGGGCTGAGACGGGACATATCGGGGTTCCTTTGTGCAGGTTGACGGCGGTCGCCGCTACGCTGTCAGTCTAGCAGAATGACGAGTCAGCCCTCTGCCTTGCGCTCTGCGAGCAGCCGCATGGCGACGGCCCACGTCTTCGGCCCGACAATGCCATCAACGACGAGGTTGTGGCGGCGCTGAAACCGCTTGGTAGCGAAGCCGAGCACACCGGACCACGGGTGTACACCGACCTTGAATCCCTTGTAGCCGAGGTCACCGAGGACCATCCGCCAGACGGCGACGCGTTCAGCAGACGATCCCTTGCGGATCGTGCCGGGGAACGGCGGCGGGGTCCATGCGGCGGGGGTGTCGGAACCAGGGGACCACGGGCGGGGGTGGGTGCGGCGGTTGACGCCGATCTTCTCGATGTGCCAGTCCTCGCCGGTCACCGGGAAGTGGAGTCCGTGCTTGGGGGCCAGGCGGGCAGCCAGCGCGAGATCCCCTTCGAGGTCCGCGGCGAGTCCCCATTCATGGTTGGAGGTTCCGGGCTTCGCGGCCTTCGCCTGACCGGGTACACGGCGAATCCAGCGGTCGTAGAGGTATGCCTGCCGGGCGGTGGACCGCCAGGCGTTTCCGATGCGAACACGGCCCCCAGCTTCAGCCAGCAGCCCTGCGAGAGCGGACCGGAACGGCTCCTGCGCATCGTTGATCTTAGGATCGGTGTAGGGCACGGTCAGCCCTTGTTCTCGACGCCGTACACACCGACGGCGGTGGCAAACAAAATACCACCAACAACCCACTCAACAACCATAACAAACTACAACAAAAACTAGGTGACGACGGTGGCCCAGGTGAGGCCTGCGCCCACGACAGCGGCGACGGTCTTGCGGTACTTGCTGAGCATGGGGGGTGACCTCCAAGGTCAGGGGGTTGATCCTTCAACCACACCGGAGTAGTCCACCGAGACATCAAACGACACGTCAGCGCCGTCGATCTCGGAGAGGTTCACGGAGATGGAAGAGGCTGCGGTCTGAACAGCGGAAACGCACGCCGGTCCGATGTTCGCCATGATGAGGCCGAG